TTACTTATTCATTAGTACATTAATTAATCGTTCTTTTTCCTCGAGAAGCTTATCCTTGCCTTCGATAACAGCTTTTAAATGCTTTATTTCTATCATAGCATCCTCAAGTCTATCTTGACATTCATTAGTTGATATATTACCATTATTATCTCTTCCAACCAGAATGTTTTTTGTTCCATTTTGCATTACACCAGTTGTAATATCTTCAAAAAAAGCTGTAGGTGAAATATTTAGAACAGATGAAATTTGTATAAGTAGTTCTGTATCAATATTCTCTTTTTCAAATATTGAATAAGTATATGGT